AAATCATCATCTACATCAGCTATCCATCCACCTATAGTATCTAAATCTTCTCTTAATTTAACAATATCAATTTCTTTCTTAACTTTTTTAGGTTTATCTTCAGTTTTCTTAACTTTTTTAGGCATAGTTTTAACAACTTCTTCTTTAGCCTTATCTACTTTCTTTTTTTCAGATTCAGGCAATGTATCTATCTCTTTTTGTGTTATTTTCCCCATAATTTACTCCTTACAATTAATGCCATTACAGCATAGTTAGCTATATCAATGAGTGTATCATCAATACTTTCGTTATTTGGTTTTCTATCTTGCATTGTTAGATTTAAAAATCTAGATATTTTGTCATTCAATCTAGTTCCTAATCCCATCAAAGATAAGTTTACATCTTTATCTGTTTTAACTTTACTTTTTCCCATACCTATATTAGTAGGTCCATAGTCTAATTGTTTTTCACAGAATAGATAAAGCATTTCTTTTTGGATAGTTTCAAATTCCTTTAAAGTTTCTGGATATCTTACTCTTATTTCATCTCTTGGATCTGGCATTGCGTTTCTCCCAATACTTATTTCTTACTTTGCGTTTAAGTTTACTGTCTGTTTTTCGATATTTTCTAAGAATCCATTCATTATTAATTTGAAATGTGTAAAAATCCTTTTCTTCCCATTGCAGCATGTAATACTCAGCTCTAGGGTTTGGTCGAGGATTATTTATATTCCATATTTCATCTATTGTAATAGATAAAGTCATTATTGCATAAGCTTTTATAATAAAAAATGGGAAAATCATTTAAACATATCAAGCACTAAGTCTAATAATGGATGCTCCTTACTATTTTTTGGCAAGTAAACTTTACAACCTTTTTCTGTAATATTCCAAGGGATTTGTTTAGGTTCAGATATCCTAAATCTTTTAAAGTAAGTACATTTATTTTCATTTAAATACTTACAGTTAATACAATGGGGGCTCACATATTCCTTTGCCATCATTCCTCTGTTTCAGGACTTACAGGACCAGTTGTTGCCCCCATTATACTCATCGGATTTGAACTCCAGTGATAGGAAGGTTAACATTTAACCATTCCTTTTCCCTATTGGCAGTTGACTCTACCTGTAGAGATCTTATGACATTGTCATCATTCTTATAGGGAGTGATTGACAATACTTTGTTGGCATTATAAGCTATTCTAAATGAACCACGAGATGATGCTATATTCATACCTTCAGTCATAGCAGTCTTAGTTATTTCAGATACAGCAAATATAATTACCTTATGCTGAACAGCTAATTCCATTAAAGCTTGAGATGCTTCTTCTACTTTCATATTGTTATCTCTTTGCTTAGACCTTAATAAGCCTAAGTGGTCAACAACAACAATTTCTGGTTTAACAGCTAGTAAAGATAGTCTTTTCTCTAACTCGCTAGGATAACATGAACCATACTCTACAGTAAGCCATTTAAATCTATCAGTTAGATTTTCACTTAATTCAGAATAATGTTTCATTAGTTGCTCATCATTCCAACCCATTTCTATCATACAGAAACGTGACCATATTTGCCTTGGTGACATTTCCATTTCTATGAAATAAGTTGGTCGTTTGAATGAGTTTACCCAGTTTTGCAGCAGCATTGTCTTCATAGATTTAGGAGGAGCTTGAACGATTACTACTTCTCCTGGGTAAATTGGAAAGTCTTGACCATACAGACTTCCTAAGTTTAGCGGCTCTCTATTAGTAGCTAAGAAATCTAAAAACTCTGCTTCCATAGTTTTAGCATCCATCATTGTTTGTGATTTCTTTGACTTATATAATTTGCAAGTATTTTTACAATACTCATCCATTACAATATCACTACATCCATATCTATATCCTGAACCATCATGTCCTGTATAACAATTAGTAACAATCCCATCCATTTCTTTTGCAGTAAAAGGATGTTCATCATTATCTACTTGATTTCTCCACATTTCCATGACATTTCTAACAATATCTTCTGGATAAAGCCATCTAAAGTGTGCTGCTAATCTAAGTGCTACTTGATGACGCTGACCTTGAGCTGTTCCTTCTAGCATAGTTTGTATGCATGGATAATTAACAGGATCAGGTTGTCTACCAAGTGATACTTTTTGATATTCAGCTTTAACTTTAGTTTTACGTTCTAATACATCGAATACTGGATCACATTCATGGTCTAATTCTTTTATATCTTGAGCTTTTACAGCATAATCCATAATCGTTTTTATGTCTGTATGTGCTTGTAATTGAACTTTCCATAAATTAGATTTACTATTTAATGTATTGGGTATACGTATTAATCTAGTTTTATCTGTTACTGATGGGTCTGCAAAATCAAATATACCTTTAGACTTTAATTCTTCTTTTACTTTAAGATGTAAATCGTCACAAGGTTTCCACCTGAAGGCTTCTTGTGGTATATGGACGTGAAATCCTGTGCCACTAAAATATATTTTCCTAGGAACATCTAAGTCATCTAGTAATATTAGTAAGCCTTGTAGTTTAACCAAAGCGTCTTCAGGGTTTGAACCATCTACGTCTAGTATGAATTCGTCTGGTATATATATCATGCCATCAAAGCCAGATAAACTTTGCTTTTTCTTGACATATTCTATTACATACTCATCATAGTCATATAAAGACATGAATGTATCTTGAGCCATGTTCATATAACTATCTAATTTATTAACATCAGAAAAGTGATGTCTATTATGTGTTCCAAATGCAAATTCTTTTATCATATATTGTCATTCCTTTCAACAACAAACCATGATTTTTCATTGCTATTTGGTGTTTTGATTTTATCTACTTTATACATATTATTTAATCTTAATTCACGAAATTGCCTTGTGTATGTTTCAGGTGACCCTAATCTTTTTCCAAATTTAGTAAGTCCACGTTCTGATAAATCTTGTATCTCATGAGTTTTAAATAATATTCCATTATCAAATTTCCAATCTAGAAACTTGATCAAATGCTCTTTTACTGTCATAATAATCTCCTTGATAGTTTTAAAAGGGGACACAAAGTGTCGAATGGGTGAGTAAGTGTGGATGCATCCCCTTTTAGTTAGATACTAGAACGGAATATTCTCTTCAGAACCTTCTGCTTTAGTATCAGCCATTGGAGTAGCTTTTTGAGCACGAGTACTCACATGTTTTTCAGTAACGCTTTTCCAAAAGTTAACATCATTATCAGTATAAGATAAGATTTTTCCTTGTTGCATTACAGGGGCTATTCTGTCTGATACCCTAATGTATTCACCTTCTTTATAAAGATACCCATTTATTTGCTTTCCAATTAATCCGTTTTCGTCATCATCATATTGAATTGCTTCTTTACCATCAGGTGATTTAACCATATCGATAATACCTGCATTGGCAAATTTAAAGAATCTTGCTAACGCAAATTCCTCATGAGTTTCTTTGTTTTTTGCTTCATAGACTCTAAGTTTAAATGTTTTAGGATAATCTTTAAACCATACATCTAAGAACCTTTTATCATTCCAGTCTCCATATTCAGCTGAATCTATAGTTAGCGCATGCCAACCTTCAGTCCAAATACTTCCACCAGAATTATGCGACATTGTTTTAATTGCCATTTTCTTACTCCTTATTTGTTAACGTTAACGCCTCTTGTGAGACCTGTTTTTCCAGAAATAGAATTTCCATCATCATCTTTTTGTGCAACTCCTACCATAGCAGCAAGACCATATCTTCTACCATATGTAGTAGCACTACCTACACCTTGTGCATCTATTTTAGACATAGGAACTTTAATTTTAGACCTGATCCATTGCCCTGATTTATGTAATAATGTTGTCGTTACACATACTGCTCCAGGTATTATTTCATTACCTTGTGTAACTGATAACCCGTATTTACTAAGATGCGGGAATGTTGATGATATTACTTCATGCAAATCAGCATAACCTGAATTAAAGAATGGATTTGTACTTTTCTTTGCAGCGCCATCCATTTCTCCCTGTGCTTTAGCTAATGCTTCAGCAAGTTCATTTATTTGCCCTGATTTCCATGATTTTGGTGTAAGTTCTTCTATTTGAGGTTCAGGCACCTCTACTTTTACAGTTTCTTCCATTTTTACTCCTTATGGTTTAGATGAAAAAGGAGGGTATTATCCCTCCTAAATCTTTGTATTGTGTGATAAAACGACTATGTAATATATAACTATTTTGGTATCATTTCATAGATTTTAATTAACTCATTTCCTCTACCTTCAACTTCAGCTTGTCTAACATCGTCATACATGCCAAGTTTCATAAAATGATCACCAAGTTCATCGATTTGTTGCATCCGTTGTTCAACATAATCTCTAATTTTAGTTACTTTATCTACGTATGTTTCTTCCATTATTCCTCCTTGTTTAATCCAAGTTCTTCACATCTCTGTTCATGCTTAATACGTCTTTCATCTTTTTCAAATACTACTACTATGTATTTACTTTCTTGTTGTCTTGGATCGTTGTTGTAATTTTGGATTACATCTAACTGTTCCGCTGTTGGCATTTTGTCTAGATACGCCCAGCCTTGGTGATTTACCAACATCCGTGAAGCTTCGTCTAGTACGCTTGATATGAACTTTGACATCTTTTTTCTCCTTTATTTTACAGAATATTATATTATCAAACTCTTCTTGACAGTAATCTGGCAATTTCTCACCAGATTCTATCATTCTGATCATATCTTCTTTATTCATCTTCAAATACCTCAGGTGGTTCAGGGGCTCCATATTTTATCCTCAAATCTTCCTGGAGTATTGCGTTCCTATTCCACTTTTCAACTTGTTTATTACGATAATATTCTTCAGCTGTAATTTTATTAATTTTAATATCATCCCAATCTTTAGTGTCAGGATAATTATCCCAATCAAAGCCTAAATCATTACCATAGTCTTCAAGCCAGTCCCATAAAGCATCTTTAATCTTCCCCATCAATCCTCCTAACCAACATCCAGTCTCCTTGTTGAAAAGCGTGATGCAATATTTTACGTTGCACTTCTGCAGAATTTAATTCACCATCTTCCCATAATTCTTCATCAGGAACTTCTTCATGAGTAGCTTTATCATAGTTTTGTGTTTCTTTAAATATCATTCTTTAACCTCCTTTACATCTCTAAATTCAGCATCACATTCATTGCAATACATGTCAGTCATAGCATCTGAATAATACCATTCAACATGACCTTCACAATTAATTGCATCTATTGTACTATTGTAGTCTGCAAGTAAGTACACACTTATATCCCGACTACCACATTCGGGACATTTACCATACGGCTCTTTATCTTTTTGATAATAGTCGGTTGCATCTATCATTAATCATCTCCTCTTAATACAGGTAATATTTTATCAGGTCCAACAGCTAAAACACCACCATTATTACCTTCATCATCACACATTGGTATTATCCAAGTGCCATCATCAAGCTGAAATACTACAGGTCTATAATCCCACATAAAGTTTTCTGCTTCTTTCTGATCAAGATACCTAACTTCTGTTATTTGTTTGCCTAATAATAGTTCATTAGCTTTATCAGTCCATACTTTTGTTATATTTTTCTCCATTTGTCACTCCTTTAATTATATAGCAGTGCATAGCCATTAAGGCTACACACTTTACTATAATGTTAAGTATATCATTCAATACAAATAGAATTTCATATACCATATCCATACTATTCTCCTAACAATGGTACATTTGCACCTTTGAGAATACTATTTACAGTAGCTTTTAGTCCTTCAAGTTCATTTATACCATGCAATTCATCAATTGCAGCTCTTTTTTTAGATTCAAGCTCTTTAATAATTTTACCTTCTGGGGTTTCTGTTTCTTGTTTGGCTGCAGTTTTATTACACAAATATCTAAATCCTTTATGTAAATCACTAGATCCTGAGCTATTATATACACTAGGACTATCGTGTCCATATGAATCAATCCCTATACTTCTTCGGACTTCATTGTAGACATCATATAGTTTAGATTGTAATTGTCTATATTCTAAATCTACTTTCTCAAACCTTGCCATATCTTTTTCTATTTTTAGCATTTTAAGATATTTGCCAAACTCTTTTTCAGATAATGTTTGTACTTGTGCTGCTTTTGTTTGTTTTAAATCGTTAATCTTATCATTAATAGAGTTTTCTATTCTTGTTACGA